ATCCATAATGGGGATATAAATAAAGATATGACTATATCCGAAGAAGATAGTCATCCAAATGCAAAAGGACATGAATTGATAGCAAGGTATTTTTATGAAAACACAATCAGCGAAAGCTAAAGGTAGAAGATTACAACAATGGGTTCGTGACCAATTGATTGAGAAATTAGAGGTACACCCAGAGGATGTAGAATCCAGAAGTATGGGTGCTGGTGGTGAGGATTTGATTATGGCCCGTGCTGCTCGTGCAAAGTTTCCGTATTCAATAGAGTGTAAGAATCAAGAATCAGTTAACGTCTGGAAGGCTTTTGAACAGGCAAATGAAAACTCTGGTGATTATCAACCTATAGTTGTAATAAAACGTAACAAATCAAGGCCTCTGGTTCTAATAGATGCAGAATATTTTGTAGAATTACATAAAAAAACACTTGACAATGGTTAAAGTTTATGTTAATCTATAAATACAATAACAAACCAAGAGGTTAAATATGTTAAAAAAAGCAATAATAGGTGCGGCCATGGTGGCTGCAATATCAACGAGTGCCTATGGACAATCTATTCCACAAGGTGCTAAAATTATATCTGTTCAAGATATAGAAAAAACAATCATACAACAAGTACCATACCAAGTTACGGTATGTAGAGATGTCAAAGTTAATAACGGTGGCGTTATGAGTGGTACAACCAATGCTCTAAAAGGTAATGGTGATGCACTACTAGGTGCTATTATCGGTGGTATCATTGGTAATAAAGTTGGTGATGGTAATGATATCGGTAAAGTACTAGGTGTTGTTATCGGTTCAAATATCGGTAGTAAAGAACAAGGTGAAGTTAGAAACGTCTGTTCAAATGTTACTAGATATAATGAGGTTCAAAAAACTTCATATTCACATTCAGTTCTAACATTTGAATATAACGGTACTATTCAATCAATCAACTTTACTAAGTAGGTATAGATGAGAAAAGATAATAGTAGAGGATGGAAACCTAGAAACAATTTCCAGCGGAGAGAAGAACGCCCAAGAGAATTAGGTGGACTAACCGTAGTTGTTAGAAATAATGATGTAAACAAAGCTCTTAGAATCTTGAAAAAGAAAATGCTCAATGAGGGTATTATGAAAGAGATAAGAGATAGATCAGAGGGTTATAAGAAACCATCTGAAAAAAGAAGAATTGCCAAAAAAGCAGGAATCAAAAGATGGCAAAAGAAACAAAGAGAATTAGAGGAAAGGGAATAGTATCTTGCTAGATCAAAAAGAAAAGATGGAAAAAGTTCGTGCTGCTAAAAAACCAGCACAGAATAAATCAATTCACCCAAATGTCTTAGAGTTAGATGATGAACATCCCTTAACAGCAAAAAACGTAAAGGATTGGATTAATTGGAACAAAGATAAATTACCAGAACTAAAACGTGCTGCTCGAATGAAAGAAAGAGGTTCTATTGCAAAACTTGCCGATGTAGAAAGCTATATAAGAAACCTAAATGGTTATCTTAGAGGTGGACAATGGGTAGATGATTTCTATGGTAGAGAACAAGAGAGAAAAATCAAATGGGTGACGATAGTACCGAAGGGGTAGACGAAGATAAAATTGTTAAAGGGCCTAAAAAATGGTTTGATACATTTCAGAAACTTTCTAAAGAAAAACGAACTAAGATAAAGAAAGTACAAGCTGATATGTTAATCATTGAGGGGCTCACGGAAAACATTGTTATTGAGTTTATCGAACATTTAAAAGAAGAGGGGTTCAATATTGAATCCCCCCAAATGATGGGAGACATAAGATTTATTACCGAATGTGTGAAAGCAACTATTATGAGGGAAGTAGGATATAAACACCCACTAAGAGATGCAATTAATAAGTATGTAAAGGATACAGAAGATAATGATAATAATTGATATGAACCAAATTTGTTTGGCTTCAGTAATGATGTCTCAACAAATGTCAAATAGTAGTGAAGTAGATGATAAAATGATTCGTCACATGATACTAAACTCTATTAGATTATACAGAGGTATGTTCAATGAAAAGTATGGTGAAGTTGTCCTTACATACGACTCCAAACACTATTGGCGTAGAGATTACTTTGAACAGTATAAACACAATAGAAAGAAAGGTAGAGAGAAAGACAGTAAAGATTGGAATGCTATCTTTGAATGCCTTAATCAAATTAAATCAGAGTTTAAAGAAAACTTACCATACAAATTTGTTGAAGTATATGGTGCAGAAGCAGATGATATAATCGCAACACTAGTGAAGAATTTTCAAGATGAAGAAATTATGATTATAAGTGGAGACAAAGATTTTATTCAATTACAAACTCATACTAATGTTAAACAGTATAGTCCTATCTTGAAAAAGTATGTTAATGGAGAAGACCCAGAGACATATATAAAGCAACACATATTAAAGGGTGATGCAAGTGATGGTGTACCAAATGTGCTATCGCCAGATCACACTTTTGTGGAAGGGTTACGACAAAGACCTTTAACAAAGAAAAAGATTGAAGCATGGATTGATATGAATATAGATGATTTTGAAGAAGAAGTTAAAAGAAACTATATCCGAAATCAAAAGTTGATTGACTTAAAAATGATTCCAGAAAATCTTGAAAAAGATATTATGGTTGATTTTTGTGAAGCGCCGATCAATGATCGCTCCAAACTTTTTCCATATTTCACAAACAAACGGTTACGAGAATTAACAGAAAACATAGGAGAATTTTAAATGGCCGATGACATAACATTACTTTATCATGAGATTTTAGATAAAGTTCATAAAGCAAAAACTAAAAAAGAAAAAGTACAACTTCTTAAAAAGTACAATACAGCTGGATTAAAGATGGTTATCAAATCATCATTTGATCCTAAAATCGAGTGGGCAATTCCAGAGGGTGACGTTCCATTTGAAGTAAATGATGCGCCAGATGGTACAGAACATACTAGACTTGCTACAGAATCAAAAAAGTTGTGGCACTTCATCAAAGGTGCTGATAGACATATTACACAGAATAAAAGAGAGTATATGTATATTCAGTTGTTAGAGGGATTGTCTGCTGGAGAAGCAAGAGTACTAAATGGTGCTAAAGACAAAGCCTTGCACAGAATCTATAAAGGACTATCTGCTGATGTAGTAAAAGAGGCATTTGGTTGGAATGATGGTTTTATGATTCCAGATCCAAATGCTCCTAAAGTAGCCTATGACAGACAAGGAAACCGAATCGTTGCAAGTGATTCGTACCCACAAGCGTCTGGCTCGGCTAACGGAGTAGGATAAAACGCTGTATTATCAAGGGTTTATTTTAGGGGTTGACAACGCCCTCTTTTCATGGTATAGTATATACATAATCAATGATGAGAGGAAATAATATGAAAGTTAAAAATTACTATTGGGCACTAACAGAGTTATTCATGGACAAGATGACTAACTATCTAAAAATGGGAACACCCATTTCAGTTTCAGATGCTGTTGCAATGACAATGGTTTCACAAAGAAAAGGTGATATCTGTTTAGATTTAGTTGGGTTTGATTCCGACATGGGGTTGGAAGAACAATTAGAAGAATTTTACAGTGAGGTTCAAAATGGTTAAATTGAAAATTGGTGATGCAGTAATCGGAAAGTTTGGTTCTGCAAAAATTACAAAGATTGAGTTGTGCGAAAAAGTTGGACAGAAAGAAGGTATTGCTGTTCCAGAGATTTGGGCCAAGTTAGTCAATCAGTGTGTATTCGATATGGACAATGGACATTTTGAATATGGAACAGATTTAGATTATGTACCTTATTAGGAGTTTTATTATGAAGATCGGTTTATTTTTTGTAATCCTTGCTTGTATTGCACTAGTAGGATATATTGAAGACCCTTGCGCTACAGAAGGTTTGATGCAAGGTTGTATGGATTAATGGTTTCTGATGTCCTCGCCTCTCATATCTCATCATCAAAAGAGGACAGCAGACGACACAATCAATATATGATGAGTATAATGTGATTAGATTGTGTCAGTAGGGGGGGAAATAATTGCCTCCCCTACACTTTTTATAATGACTAAATATTAGGTGATTAAATGTATAACTGTGTTACAGTAGAGGGTAGTACAAAGTCCAAGAGAAATCTTGTTAGGGAAGTTGCATACTTTTGTATAGAAGAAATGCTCCCAAGATTCAGAACTCTTGATGTAGAAATAAATCTCATAAAATTGAAAGAAGAAACAAATTGTGATGGACTTTGCTCTATTGGCAATTATAGAAATCATTTTGAAATTGATATTGAAAAAGGATTAGAAGGAGATGACCTAATAACTTGTGTCGCTCACGAAATGGTACATGTAATGCAATACGCTAAAGGAATGTTGAAAGATAAAAACTCAGCAGGATCGGAAGTATATTGGAGAGGGTACGATTATAGTAACTACGAATATTGTAGACAACCGTGGGAAAGACAGGCTTATAGGATGCAAGAGTCTCTTCTGATCAAATATAAAGAATGGAGTAAAAATGGTAACAGAAATACTTAGTACTGCACTTATTTGTTTAGCATCTAATGTGTATCACGAGGCAAAGAATCAATCAATAGATGGACAAATAGCAGTTGCAGAAGTTGTAATGAATAGAGTTGCAGATACAAGATATCCTAATACTGTATGCGAAGTTGTAAAACAAGGCCCAGTTAGAGAATCTTGGAAAACAAGAAAAGACCCAACAATCCCTAAATACAAAAGAAAGTATTTTCCAGTAAAACACAGATGTCAGTTTAGTTGGTATTGTGACGGAAAAGGTGATGAGATAAAAGAACATAATGCATATGTAATCGCTACATGGGTTGCAAATGGTGTACTCAATGGGAAACTCAAACCTACCGTTAGTGGGGCAACTCATTATCATGCAGATTATGTACTACCAGAATGGGCAGCTACAAAAACAAAAACCAAGGTGATACAAAATCACATATTTTATAGGTGGGAGAAATAAATGATTGAAACAATAATTGCATCAATGCTAGGTAGTTTTATGTATGATAATTTTGAATTTTTTAAAACAGCGAATAAACAATATGAACAAGGATATAGATGGGAAATGGATTATAAAACTAGAAATCCAAATGTACCAGCAATTCCTTTGATAAATGAAGTTACAGGCGAAGAAAAAGTTATATGGGTATTAAAAACAAAATAGTACTTGACAATTCTTCAATTGTATGATATGATTTATATAATTAAAATAGGCGATAACTATAGTTAGGGGTATATGATGATGAGAATTATAATATGAGATATCAAATGCTTGACATTTGGATTGAGAGTCCTCAAGTCCTATTTTATATGAGGACGATATGAATATATTTTACTTAGACAAAGATCCATCAGTTAGTGCCTCTATGCATCTAGACAAACATGTTGTTAAGATGTGTACGGAGTATGCACAACTGTTATCTACAGCGCATAGATTGTTAGATGGTGAATTGTATATAGGTAGAACTAAAAATAATCATAAAATAAAAAGATGGAAATTGCATGACGAAAGAGAAAATAATCTTTATAAAGCAGGTCATGTAAACCATCCCTCAGCAGTTTGGGCAAGAGTAAGTAGAAGTAATTATTATTACCTCTATTTTTTGTACATGGCTACACTTGCAGAATACACATATAGATATGGCAAAATACACGGTGCCAGTAAACCATCTCTTTGGTTGCAGAGAGCGCCGCATAACTTATGTGATAAGAAAGGTTTAACAGAGATGCCTCAATGTATGCCAGAGTACTGTAAAGTGCCAGGCAATCCTATTAAGGCTTATCATACCTACTATATACATGAGAAGAAAAGTTTTGCTACATGGAAAGGTAAAGTAAATGGAAGAAAACAACCAGAATGGTATATCTTCAGCTGAAATGTATCAGCTTGAGATTGCAGAATTAACAAAAGAAAAGTATACTTTACTTAAAAGAATAAAAGAATTAGTGGATGAAAATAATCAACTAAAATGGGATAACAACGAAGAAGAACATACGAGAAGAATGGATATTATTGGCCAAAATGGAAACACTGGTGAACATTATGAGGTAGTGGATGAACAAAACAGAAATAAGTAATTTAAAAAGACACTTTTCAGATTTTTCTAATCCAGTGTTAAGAAACTTTTCTATGTATAGAAGTATCACTGGAGCGCCAGGCGTAAAGTATATAAATGAAAAAGTAAAACCAAATAGTGTTTTAGATGTTGGTTGTGGTGCAAATAAATTTAAAGAACATATCTCTGGGCTTACGGGCATCGATCTTTTAGAGTATCGTGACTTTGGACATTCCACTGGGCCTGACATTGTAGATAATGTTAGAAACTTTTATCTAAAAGAACATCCAAAGTTTGATATGATATACTGTGTAGGAACATTTAACTTTGGAACTATGGAAGATATGTATATGAACTTTGATATCTTTACTAAGATGGCACCAAGGATATTTGGACATGCAAGGCCAGGTGGGCCAGGCGATGATAAAAGAGCCAAGAAAGCAGGATATCCATATTATCAATGGACATTTGATGAAGTTCACTTCTGGGCAAAAGAATTTAACATGGATGTTATAAACATAGAAGTAGAACATACAGATGTAAGTATGATGACAGATGAACATTTACAGATGTACTATGATGGTGTTACAAGTAATTTAGAGAAGGAGCCAGGCTACTTACAATTAGGTGTTAAAGCGCCAGAAGATTCTGTGGTAACTGACCCAAGATGTGACCCATTTAAACTCTCTGGAAATGTGCAAGATGTTGTAGTAAATGAATGGAACAGAAGGCATAATCATGAATGGTATATTGAGGGTGAAACTAGGGTAAGACCAAGGATGCACTTTGAGATGGCACGATGAACGATTATGATTCCAGACTACATCAAAAAAGAAATATTAGTGGTGTAGAAATAGATGATGTTAGAGAGAGATATACAAATCCAGTGGATTTTGATACTAGACAAAACCTACCAAAATACAGAACTCTCTCTGGTGAAAAGTTAGCAAATGAGATAGCGGCACATAAACCAGATTTAGTTATTGATCTGGGGTGTGGTGCTAACTATTTCAAACCGATTGTAAGAAATGTTATTGGTGTAGACCTTACACATTTACCACAAGTAGATTTACAAAGAGATGTAAATACTTTGCCTGATATCTTCAAACCTAATGTTGCAGACTTTGTATTTTGTTTTGGCCCATGGTCAGTTTATGAACTAGATGCGCCAGAGGATTGGGAATATAATAGAAGAGTTATTAAAGTAATAAAGTATCTACTAAAAAAAGATGGAACTGCTATATTACATGCAAATAGTAAGAGAACAATATGGAATGAAGAAAACATTACAATGTTGGGTGATGAGGTTGGTTTTAAAACACAGATAGATGGTATTGGTATCACGGATACAAGATTGATGACAAAAGACCATTGGAGAATACAACAACAAGTGCCAGAACATAGAGAAAGTATAGGAATGTGTCAAGATGGTGAGGATTTGATAAAGAATCCTCGATATGTGTGGCGATGGACACATATATAAACATAGGAGAAAATTATGCCGACATATACATTTAAAAGAGAAGAATGTCATGGAGACCAGATGGAACTCTGGACAGACTTTATGAGCATTGCAAAGAAAGAAAAGTATTTAGAAGAGAACCCAGATGTGAGACAAGTTCTGATGCCTGTTGCAATTGTAGGTGGTATTGAGGGGAAAACACATAAGGTAGATGATGGTTTCAAAGAGAACATGTCTAGGATTGCAGAAGCACATCCAAACTCACCACTTGCAGATAGATATGGTAGTGGTGAAACAAATGCTAAGAAAAAGGCAAGAGGTGTCATTCAGAAAAGAACTGGAGCATCAGTGAGTGTATCGACTAAACATAACTTAAACAAAACAGAAACTATTGGTGGTAGACACACATATAAGTAATGCCATTTTTACAAAAAAAAGTGCCAGATTATAACAAGTATACTTACACTGGTTGGAAGTTATTAGAGGAGTTTGATAAGGATGCTCACATATTAGATATTGGTTGTGGTTATAATTTATTTAAACCATACTGTAAAAACTTATATGGGATAGATCCATATAATAAAGAAGCTGATGAAATAATATTATTTGAAGATTATATACCACACAAAAATTTTGATATATTTTTAGCATTAGGAAGTTTAAATTTTTATGATGAAACTTATATAGAATTACAAATAAAACATTTAAGTGAAATAACTAAAAGTGGTGATATTATTTTTTGGCGACAATCAATGGGAGATAATCCCAACTTTAAGAAGGCTTTTGAACAAAGAAATATTAGATACAATAAAATTAATAGACTACCAGAAGAGGAAAAATCTTTAAGTTTTTTTCCTTGGGATTGGAACTATAATAATTACTTTAGTTTTAAATATGGGTTTGAATTTGTAGATTTTAAAGATGAGAGTGGTATTAATTATCCCTCTAAATTAAAAGGTTTGAGATACTATGCAAAGTGGATTAAAATATGAACTCTAAACAGTTTCATTTAGGAAAAGATGGACACACAATAGATACTAGAATCAGAAGTTTATATTACAAATATAGACACACTGGATTTGAACTTTTAAGAAAGATTCCTAGAGATGCAAAAATATTAGATATAGGTTGTGGTACAAATATGTGGAAACCATACTTTGATGATTTATATGGGATTGATCCATACAACGAAGCTGCAGACGAGATGATAAAATTTGAAGATTACACACCACATAAAAAGTTTGATACTTTTCTGGTATTAGGTAGTATAAACTTTTATAATAAAGAATATGTAGAAATGCAAATAAAACATTTAAGTAAAATAACTAAGAGTGGTGATGTTATTTTTTGGAGACAAAATACTGGCACTAGACTTAGAAGAAATGATATTAAAAATATGGGGGTTAATAATTGGACACCAGGCGGTAATGCCCTAAAATCTACAAGTAATGTAGAATATTTTCCTTGGAGTATAGAACATAATAAATACTTTACAGATCGTTATGGGTTTGATTTGGTAGAGTTCAAGGTTGACAGTGTTCCAGTTTTAGATAATGATGGAAAGAAGAACCCTAAAAGATACTATGTAAAGTGGAGTAAAAAATGAGTAAGAAATTAGAAATAACAAGTAAAAATATGGTTGCTATTAAACCAGCAACAGATAATCAAAAATTGGTTTTTGAAAGTTGGAAAACTGGTGCAAGTCAGTTTTTATATGGAGCAGCAGGAACTGGAAAGACATTTATTTCTTTGTATAATGGATTAAGAGAAGCATTAGATAACACATCAAAGATTGATAAGGTTATTATAGTAAGATCACTTATACCAACAAGGGAGATAGGTTTTTTGCCAGGCGATGAAGATGATAAGTCTGCATTGTATCAAGTTCCATATTCTAACATGGTTCAGTTTATGTTTGAAATGCCTAACGAACAATCCTTTACGAATTTGTATGAAAGATTGAAAGCACAAGGAACATTGTTTTTCTTATCAACATCTTTTCTACGAGGATTAACATTTGATAATGCTCTTATTATAGTCGATGAATGTCAGAATTTAAATTTTCATGAGTTAGATACGATTACAACTAGACTTGGACAAGACTCCAAGATTGCATTTTGTGGAGACTT